TAAAAACACCCATTTTAGTAATCAATGTAATTATCTCCATATTCTTATCTTTTTATCCACAATGTTATAATTGGTCCGGTAACTCTGTATTATTTTGGTTTTCTTCAGTCGATTCAGCACTTGGCGAATTGCGTAAACTTCGTCCATGCTATCGGCTGGGACTGTGAAGCTCTCGCCCTTCTTCATTGTTCCAAAGGCCTCAATAAAGGCCTCTGCGTGCTCTCCCCACTTGCGGCCGCGAACGGGCTGCACCTTCTCCTTATCTTTTTTTATCTTGATAGCCATAAGATTACTCCTTTGATGATTAAAACGCTTACGAGGGCCATTGCGGCCCCCGTAAGTAGCTCTCTGAGCTCTTTCCTCATGTTGTTACCTCCTTTACTTTATCCACGATATTGCAAGGCCCATTGCAGTCTCTACAAAAAGCATCATCGAAGTGATAGCTCAGCTCCCAGCATTGGTTTTCTATGTCCCACACGGCCCAAGCATCATGCTGTACATCTTCGCTTCCACAATGCTTGCACACCTTGGTTATAGGGTTTACGTCTGCGCTCATACGATAGCCCTCCTCTTCTCTTCCTCTGCCTGAGCTCGTTTCATATACTGTTTGTAGTGGGCCTTGCCGTACTGGAAGGCATCTTGGGGTAGAATGAGTTCGTTGTGATACTGTGCGTAATCCTCAAGCACCGCAGGGACCCACTCGAAGTCGAATGCAACGCAGTATTCACCTGCCCCGGCTACGCCTGCCTCGATGGCTTTGTTATAGGCTCTGTCCAGCTCTCGCCCGACAAGGCCCGCCCAGCGCCGCATCTCGAAGGAGCCACATTCACTGCGCTCGTGCTCAAATAAGTGAGCGAAGTGAAGGGTTTTCTTGTTCTCAATATCTGCGGTTTTATCCAGCAGCTTCTGGTAATGGTGCGGCGCCGTGATTGCGATGCAGTGCTCCCAGACGATAAGCATACTGTACTCTTCGCCTGTGATGTCCTCAGCGGTTAGGTAGTCCATTATTTAACTCCTCTTTTGGTCAATGTGGACAGCTTCAGCGCTGCAGATGAGGTCTGAAAGGCAAAGCACTTTGCCCGCCTTCGCGTCCTTTTCTGCTGCGTCCCAATTAGCCTTATTCTCACGCCTGCGGCCCTCCGGTGTGCTGGCGTTGTGTGTGTACCTCACGGGGTCGTCATGCGTTCCAGCGGCCTCGTGGGGCTCGTCAATGGTGGCAAGGATTCGCTTGTCAAGTTCTGCTATTTTCTTGGCAAGGCTATTGTGTTTTTTCTGGGTGTGCTTTGTAAACCCCGCACCCCTGACACACGCGGTGTCAAGGGTGTTTAGCTCGCGCTCTAGGTTGTCACGCTGCGTTTGCAGCTCCGTGATGCTGGTGCGTGTGCGGCTCATGCTTCGACCTCCGTCATCATCTCAAAGAACTTGGCAAGCCCGCGAGTGTGGACACCGCCGACGCTGTTAGCAGTCACACGGTTGAACTGTTCGCGCTCAAGCTCAAACGATGGGTTTTGAATTGGGTCGTAGCTGTAGCTTGTGAAGTGCTCGCTCTTCTCCTTCTCAGCGATGCGGGCATAGCTCACAACATCCTTGCCGTGCTTGGTGGTGGTGATTAGGTGGCCGAGTGTGTAAGTCTCAGCAGACCATTGACCACGCGCATTGCGGCCAATCTTTATTTCAGGTTCATTCATACTCATTTTATTTTGGATTATTTTTGTCGCTGCACAGCGGTGCAGAGTCAGGACAAGGTGCCACAGTGCAACGCAGTGTGCAACAATTAATTCGTATTTATTACGTGACCCTGTTGACAAGTTATTTACAGGCGTTACAATCTGAGCCCGTAAGGGCGAAGTGTTACAGAGCACAACTGCAGACGCGCCCCCATCGGGGCGCTGGCACAGTGCGGCACTATGCGTCTAGAAGGAGGGTTATTTCTTCCGCTTTTTAGGTGCGGGAATGACAACGAGAGGCTTACCCTCGTTATACATGTCAGCTCTGATATATTGAGCTATCAATTGAGCTCGGCCTATGCCGAGCTCCTCACTGCGTCTCTCTACGAAGTCAAGCAGCTCTTTGGGCATTGATACAGTGATTTGTGTCGGTTTTGCGGGCACACACCGAAAAAACTTATTTACCATAAATCCGCAACACAAACTTGCTGGTATGACGCAGAGACTTGCAGAGCTCCACATGTTAACAGGCAGTGAATGGGCCGACAAAAACACACTGTTGCACACTGCGGAACATGGGTTATTTTTCACCCATGACAGAGACCGAACACATTACAGAGCTGCTCCGGTCAATCAATGGATCCTTGAAGCCCATCGTTGATGCTGGCCGTCCCTTCTTGAATTACGATGAGGCTGCAGAGCTTGCACGCTGCAAGAAAGACACCATCCGCAGGCTTGTGGATTCAAAGAAGCTCACGAAACAAGGTTTCAGCTCCCAGATACCTTTGGTGCGGAGAGATGAGCTCCTTGAGCTCCTTAATAAGGGCGAGCCAATTACCGGAGTCAATTGATGGGAGTTAATAACCTGGCCAAGACTTCAGACGAGCGCAGAGCGGCCATTAGAGGCCTTCTGGCCCGTGGCATGACTATCAAGAGCATTACAGAGCAATTAAAGTGCAGCACGCACACAGTCACAGCAGTGCGGGAGATGGATGCAGAGCCGATAGCAGATGAACAGGCCATCCTTGCTAAGAAGTGGACGAACGTTGCACAGCTTGGCGTTGAACAGATACAGGAAAGACTTGCAGAGGGTGAGCAGGTGGGAATGAAGGAGTTATCGATTGTTGCAGCCGTAGCGTCGGACAAACTGCTGGCCCTCAAGGGTGAGCCGACGGCCCGCATCATCCATGAGCGCGCAGATAGCGCTGCAGAGCTTAAAGAGATGCTAAAGGCAGCACTAGAAGAGAAGCAGGCTGCGGTTGATGTAGGGCCTGCAGAAGGGCCTGCAGAGCTTAAAGAGGATAAAGAGCCTGTTATTGATGGTATCACTGCAGCTCAGAGAGCTGAAGCAGAGCCTCAGCCCCCTTCGGGGCCTGAATCCATATTAGCGGCCAACGAGGGGCGGGGGGGGTCGGCGAAGCCGCACCCTCCTCCGAATCAAAATGATTCCCCCTTACAAAAAATTTCACCAAATGTTGACCGCTGAACTCATAGCCGAGGTCTACCCTGACTGTATGGCTTTAGACCCCCAGGAGGACTGGGATGATGCGATTGTGGGCATCTGTCACTGTTACGGCCATGAGCCGCGTATTGCTTACGATTACGATGCAGTAATCAACAAGCTAGTTAAAGACGGTTTAAGCCCTGATGAGGCTACAGAGCATTTCAACTTTAATATTATAGGTGCCTGGGTTGGACCTACTACCCCGGTGTTTGTTGAGAAGTTTGGCGATGAGGAGGATTTTGATGCGAGCCGAAACTGAGAGCTTTGTGTTGGCATTAATAGTCCTGGCAGCGTGCTTGTGGATCCTGGGAAAGATGTTGAGTTTATGACGACTAACGAGAAGGAGCTGGCTGAGAAACTTGGAGTCCCAAGGGGTGTGCTCCGTGGTTTCCGCAAGGAGATGAAGGAAGGCCGTGACTGGAGCAAGGTGAAAGGGAAGATAACCTACACTGAAGAGGGTATTGAGGTTATTGAGAGCAAGCTGGGGCTTAGGGAAGTACCAGAGGGATTTTACTTTAAGGACAAGGAATACCGCACCCTGCATGTTGCCAGAGCTAATTTCATTAATAAGCGGATAATACATTGTGAGGATGATGAGGGTGAGAGTTATGTGGTTAGAGTTAGGAGTAATGAGAATTATCGGCCGTACCTGACGAACGGTAAGCCGATGATGGTTAAGGTGCGGAAAGATGAGGATGGTTGGACACATGAGGGAAGAGGGCCGCGATATGCTGGGAGATGGTAGAGGAAAGTGTAAGGGAACTAATGGCAGACATAATCCTCGTTGCCTACGAGGATTACCGGATGTTCAAGCGGCATGGCTTAATAGTGAAAGCCAGGGTAATTGCTGGCCGCAAGGTGCGGGCGAAGAATGCGAAGATAACGGATGTGAGCTCGGCAGTGTGGTTCTTCTGGCAAGGAGGCGTGGAAATCGCCGCAGAGCTAGGGGGTTTAAATATGGATGTGGAAGCTATCAAGAGGAAGCTGGAGCCGGAGGCTTACGATGAACTCCAGGCAGAAAGGGAAGCGCGGTGAATTGGAATGTGTGCACTGGCTGCGGGACAACGGATTTACCGCTCGTAGAGGCCAACAGTTTAAGGGAACTGCTGACAGTCCCGATGTGATAGCAGGGATTCCTTTTCATATAGAGGTGAAGCTACGGGAAGCATTGAATTTGCATAAGGCTATGGAGCAGGCCGTAAAAGAGTCTCCAAAGGTTCCTGTGATTTATCACCGGAAGAACAGAACAGAGCCGCTGGTTACTATGAGAGCCGATGATTGGATTGAGTTGGTTAAAGCGGTTTACCCACCAGTAAAGGAATGAGTATGGAAGAAAATATAGATACAGCTAAGTTTGATAAATTATTTACAGCACTGAGTAAGTTTCAGGGTGAACTTGAGGCGGCTATAAAGACTAAACAAGGTTATGGATATAAATATGCGGATATTGCCGCAATTGTTGACTCAGCCCAGGGGCCTCTTGAGAAGAATGGGTTATGCGTTATTCAGCCTACGAGGGTAAGGCAGGATGGTACGGTTATACTGGATACCATTCTTGGCCACACAAGTGGACAGAGCATTAGAGGTTCTCTGCCTGTAGAACCCGCAGGCAAGAAGGGGAGCCAGGATATGGGCAGTGCCCTTACTTACGCTCGCAGGTATGCCTACATGGGGATCCTGGGCCTTCCTGTTAAGGATGACGATGGTGCGGCTGCAGATGGTAAGCCGGCTCCGCTTGAGGAGTATTTCATTGTAAATGCCGGTAAGGTTAATGAGTACCTGAAGAGCATTAATTATATTAAGGAAGGCCAGACATGGCAGAATCTTAGTGCTGCCAATAATAAGAAGGTGGCCAATAAGTTTGATGACTTTAAAGCCAAGGTTGAGGCTTATGCAGCATCATAAGGATTTACCTCCGTCCAGTGCGCCTGCCTTGCTGCAGTGTGCCAGTTATAAGTCCGATTCCGCAGGCAGTCCTGCAGCGGAAAGAGGCACGATGATACATGAATGCCTTGGTGCGGCCCTGGAGGGTCTTGGCATGCCTCACTCACTGCAGGGTGAGGATATGGAAGAAATGCTATGGGCTTTCGCCTATATCACAGCAAAGAGGAAGGTGCCTGGAGGGGTAATAATTGAGGAGTTGATTAGTATAAAAGATAGAGACGAGAAAACAGAAATTAGCTTCGGCTACGCCGATGCACATGAACTGGAGAAATAGAGTATGGGATTATTATTACACTGCGGGGCTGCCCCCGTTTCAGAAAAGGTAGTGAAAGCCGTAAGGGCCACTGCAAAAAGCAAAACACATGAACCCCTGCCGCATGGCGAGTTCATAGATATGACCAGGCAATGCCTGGGTGACTTGGGAATTGATGCTGGTGAAGGCCAGTACGGCCTGACCCCGGATGGTGAGGATATGTTTGGGCTTATAGAGTTGTCCAGGGATGTGGAACTGCCTTACATGGAAAACGTAAGGGACCGCCTTAGGACCCCCTACAGTTGGGGTGACGCATGCTGTACCCTTGTGGATGCGGTTAGGGATGGCGTTATGCCTGCATCAATGCTTAAGGCTGTTACTGATGAGTACATGGAGAGTGAGAGCGATGCCCAGAGGGAACTGTTTCAGGACAGATGGGATGCCAATAGGTTGGTCCAGGCGTTTACTCATGCCAACCAGAAGCAAATGGGTAGAGCCGCAAGCGACTTCACCATCCTGAATCGAATCGCAAACAGGAGTAATGCGTTTACGGATATGCTCCTAAAGACACTCCCGCCTGTTTCAGAACAGCAGGAGCAGATGTTTCGTGAGGAGCATGATAGTCGCTATGTGATTGGGTTAAGGAATAGTAACCGGATGAAGTTCCGGGCCGGCTTCCTGTTGGCTGAAGCTCCGTTTGTTTGCGACAACATGGCCTTCTGCGGCGAGGTGAAGGTGCAGCATAAGCATACCCTCAACATTCACACGGTATTGCCTGCACTAATCAAGGAACAGCTTAACAAGCTAATGACCGGCAACCTTGCGAGGAACTAGCATGCCTACAAAGTTGAATAAACCATTAAGCAGGGAGACATTGCATGGTTAATACAGCCCGTATAAAAACTCAACGTAGTTGGGGACACGAACGCCCTGTTGGTAAAAGAAGCGAAGGACGAAGGCAAAGGCGAAAAATGGAGCGCATGTATTTAGCTGCACTCCGAATGGAGTCTAAGAAAAAGAAATTAACATGATTAGCAAATTACATTTGGTAGAATCTAAATCCCATAAAGGGCGGATGTGGGTAGAACCAGGGTACTTTAGGTTCTATTTGTACCAGGACAAGGATGGCTTATGGTCGGTTATTGATAGGGATGTTGATTTAGCTGTTGGCCATACAAAACACAAAACTAAACGCCGTTGCCTTAACGCCTTTTTGAAGGTGTGCAAGGAGCAGTCTGTTTTCGAGAAGCCGTGGCATGGTTAATATACCTGACGGTTATCATCCGCAGTTTGATATAGATCTGCGGTACGGAAAGGATTGCGAGCGGTTGGTTGCCAAGATGCTTACCGGCTTCCATGAGGTTAAGTCTGACCGCATGGCCCTGGCAACTGGTAACCTGTTTATCGAGTTTGAGTACAAGGGCAATCCCAGTGGAATTAACACCTCCACTGCGGATTGGTGGACCTTCCACCTGGATGACGGAATGTATTTTATATTGAGTCAGGACAAGCTCAGGGAGCTCTGTGATGGTGCGGCTGTGGTTAACGGTGGGGACCAGATGGGGAGCAGGGGCTACCTGCTTCCGTTGAAGGAGGTTTTCAGTGGTAAGGCTATTTGATTTAAAGACAGGGCAGAAACGCGACTATCGGCCGCAGATGGCTTTCTATGCCTTGGGTCTAATGCAGAAGTATAATGAGCGCAAATGTGAGGTGCATTTGGTTTATAGTAAGTTCAGGGAGGCGGATGTTTACACGATTACCAGGGAAGAGGCTGAGGCAGTTGTCTTTCACATCGTTGATTCCGTCAGGAACCCGGACAAGAAAGAAACTCCGTGCGATTACTGCAATTGGTGTGCGCGGCGTGGAAAGTGTTCGGCGCTTACTGAGATGGTTAAAATAATTATAAAGGAAGATTTCGACTGTGAGGATATGGGCAGAAAGCTCGACGCAGCGGCGAAGGCCGCTGCCTGGGCTGAGGGTGTTAAAAGAAACGCTCTCGCTGCAGCCCGTGACGGCGAGGTGCCTGATGGCTATGTTCTTGTAAAAAAGGCAGTCGGTGAAAACAAAACAACAACATACCTACGAAAGGGAAAACGAGATGCCTAGCATCGTATTACCAGCAGATAAGGAGAAAGCCTCCATAGAACCTCTAACCGAGGGCAAGTATAACTTTGAGATTACGAAGGTAACCTTCGGCCAGTCTCAAAACGGAACAGACTACATGGAGTTGGACCTTCGTGAAGTTAATGACGGCCGCCATCTGTGGCCTAAACTTTATTTTTCATCAGCAGCAGGTTGGAAGATAAAATCACTACTCAAGGCAACTGGATGCGACATTGCTGCGGGTGAAGCAGTGGACATCAATGATGAGTATGCAGTCCAGAACCTTATTGGAAAGAAGGTTGGTGCTGATGTTGATGTTGAGGAGTATAACGATAAGCAGAGAAATGTTGTAAAGCGGTTCACTGCAGCGGAGCCTTTCTGATATAATGAGTTCCGTGGGCTTCATACAGTCAGAGGGGATTAAAACATTCCTCATACCCGTGCAGAGGGATTGCGGCATCTGCGGCCGCAATTACCTTTGCCGGTGGTACGACATGGAGTTTAAGCAACCTCTTTGCAAGGAATGTGCCATTTCCGATGTGTGGGTTGATGCGCTGCTTAATTCCTTAGAGGGATACAGAAGGCCTGGCAAACATGATACCCCCAAGAACCGCTGAATTTATTGCCAACGGAGCAGTGAAAGGTCAGCGCAATCACGAGCTATTTAATGCGTCTTGTCAGCTTAGGGATTCAGGCATGAGTAGCAGTGATGCTTTTGGGTTACTTTCACCTGCTGCAAACCAGTCAGGCCTAAGCCTGGTTGAGCTTCAGAAAACAATTGAGAGCACTTACAACCGTGCGGCTCGGGAACCCGCTACCTCCCGAAGTTACAAGCCGCTACGGTTGACTACGACAAGGAAACAAGTGCCTCCCCCCAGGAAAGACCCCATCACCAGCTTGGTGCGGGCGGCCTTTTCTGAGGGGGAGCGCATTCGTGTTTGCAGAGGTAGCAGCGCTGACGGGAGGCCGGCCGGTGCCGGCCTGCTCTGGGAGTGCATAGACTTACTTGACGCTGCGGGCGAGAAACTGGACCTGGATGACAATGGCACGTTTATAGCCATCAATCCGCTTGATGGGGGTATTAAGGATGTTCATGTAACGAGCTTTAGGCATTGCCTTGTTGAGTTTGATGATGAACCGCTTGGAGTCCAGTGGGCTTTAATTGAAGAAAGCAAGTTGCCAGTAACAGCCGTGATATACAGTGGGGGCAAGAGCCTTCATGCCTGGGTGCGGGTGGATGCGTTAACCCGCGAGGAATACGATGAGCGGGTGGATATGGTCTATGACTATTTTTCCAATTACAACCTGGATACTAAGAATAAGAACCCAGGCAGATTGTCCAGGCTACCCGGTGCGGGCCGCAACGGGAGGACTCAGGATTTGTTGGCCATTAAAATCGGTTTACCGGATTGGGATGGCTGGATCGAACACATGGAAAGCCTTACGGCCGGCCCAACCATTAAGTTATCCCATTTAAGGAGATACCTGGACCGAGGCGACTTCACCTCCTTGCTCGGTGATAGGTGGCTTTGCGCCGGCTCTTCCTGTGTTCTTTCCGGCCCATCCGGTATTGGCAAGTCAGCTCTAGCCATGCAGATGGCAATGCTTTGGGCAACTGGCAGGCCTGCGTTCGGTGTTAACTGTTCCCGGCCAATCAAGTCCCTTATTATCCAGGCAGAGAATGACAAGGGTGACTTGGCTGAGGAGGTGCTTGGGGTTGAGGCAGGTCTTGGGATAGATGAACCTGATGTGCTTGATGAAAATATAAACATTGTGCACTGCACTGCTTTTGCTGGTGAGCGGTTTGTTGCAATGATTGAAAAGCTGGTAGAAAAACATAAACCGGATGTTTGCTGGATAGATCCATTGTTCTCGTATATCGGGGGTGACGTTTGTTCCCAGGAGGTTTGCAGTAGGTTTTTAAGGGAAGGCCTTAACCCTATCGGTGCCAGGACCGGGGTGATATGGATGATAATTCACCACACAACAAAGCCGCGTGAACACGAATACGCGGGTAGCTGGCAGAGCTATGACATGTTCGGGAGCTCTGAGCTTGTTAACTGGGCTCGTGCGGTCTGCGTGTTGAAGCCGAGGAATGGTAATTTCTGCCTTACATTTGCAAAGCGAGGAAAGCGAGTAGAGCAGGAAGAAGTAATGCTAAGGCATTCCGAGGAGGGAATATGCTGGGAGGAGATTGATGCAACCATCTATTGTAACCAATAGCTTTAATCAGACACCGGATGCGATGATTCCCATCCTTTCGGATGCTGAAATTCAAACTTTACTTCAATCCAAAGGGGTAGACTTCGTGGCTGACTTTATTCAGCGCCGGGAGAAGACAATAGCTCTGGCTAAAGAGGACCCTTTGAATTATGGGTTTGAACTGGAGTGCTGGAAGGAGGCAAGAGCTCAGTTATCCGAAGCTGATGAGTTGCTTGTGCTTGGGGGCAATCGTGCAGGTAAGACTGAGTTGGCTGCAAAGTTGGTTTGTGAAACCCTGGTGAACATTGATAATGCGGTTGTGTGGTGTTTGCATAGCTCCCTGCCTTCCTCTATTGAGCTTCAGCAACCCGTGGTCCGCCGCTATCTGCCTCCGCAATGGCGGGCAATGGGTAAGAAAGGTCAGGTGGCCAATGTTTCCTTCACTGTTAAGAATGGATTCAGTGAACAGGTATTTGTATTGCCCAACGGATCCAGATGTCGATTCCTCAACTACACACAGGATATAAAGGTTTTGGAAGGCGGGGAATGTGACCTCATTTGGTGCGATGAGCTAGTGCCTCTTACCTGGCTCGAAACACTGCGGTTTCGTGTTGTGACTCGCCAGGGGAAATTACTAATCACCTTTACGCCGGTAAAAGGTTATAGCATGACGGTTAAAGATTATATAGCCGGCTCAAGTGTGATTAAGACCAGGCATTCGGAGCTGCTCCCTGACACGGTTAATGTCCAAAACTGTCCTGTTGGTACAATGCCCTACGTCATGCAGCCTTACCGGAAGAATGCCAGGGCAATGACTTTCTTTTCAGAGGACAATCCTTATGGAGGTTATGAGAACATTAAGAAAATGCTGGATGGAAAATCATCCCCGGAAATCAAGATCCGCGCCTACGGTTGGGCTGAGAAACTCGACGGCAACACCTTTGCCAAGTTTACTGAGGCCATCCACGTTATTTCACCTGACAAGGTTCCGAAAGAGGGGACGCGGTACTGTTCGTGCGACCCGGCAGGATTAAAGAACTGGTTTATTAAATGGTATCTGGTTGATGAGATTGGCCGGGTGTTTCTGTACCGGGAATGGCCTGACCGGAAGATATACGGCGAATGGGCTCTTCCCTCGGAGAAACCAGACGGGTCACCTGGTCCAGCCCAAACAAATGAGCAAGGCCGCAGTATTGTTGGCTATAAGCGGTTAATACTGGAGCTGGAGGGGTGGAAGTGGAATGAGGAGCTTGGTGAGTGGGATGGAAAGAACGCTGAGGACATAGCGGCCAGGTACATTGACCCACGCATGGGAGGTGCGGAAGTTCCATCCGTAGAGGAAGGGACTTCTATAATTTCCTTAATGGAGGACATGCAGCAGAAGGATAATCAAACCATTGGGCCGTCTATGGTTTGGCTCCGTGCTGATGGTGGCTCAATTGATGAAGGTATCCAGATGATTAATGATTATATGGATTTTGATGATTCAGAAAGCATTAACGTAATGAACAGTCCGAGGTTCTTTGTCAGCGATGTATGCGAGCAGAGCATATTCGCCTATCACGAATACACTGGAAAAGATGGCTTAAAGGGTGCCATGAAAGATGTAATCGACCCGGATAGGTATTTCCTGAAGAGCGGCCCAGTGTATTACGATACGAATGTGCCGTTGTTTACTGAGGGGGGAGGATATTGATGCACCTGCAGCAATGGAAAGGCCTCCCATTAATGATGAGCCGCGCCGACTTATACCTGTGCGGCCTGACTGAGAAGGACGTAAAGTATATGGTTGAGGATGGTCAACTTACTCCCTGGAAGAAGAGTAATGATAGTTATGCAAAATATCGCAAAACAGAGGTTGCGAAAATCGTGGGCCTTCCTGTATAACACAATAGTGGAGAATTAGATGAAAGACGAACTTCAGGAGGCGAGTAATACGCCCAACCTCTCGGTCATACACGGCGAGTTTCAGCGGAGCGTGGATGAGTCATATCGCAGTAGACAGCAAACTGCGGAACGCACCCGCTATGCCTTCTGGGAGGAGCAGAGTGATGACGGCAAGAAGTGGGATGAAAATATGGCTGAAGGGAAAAGGGCTTTTCCTTTCAATGGTGCATCCGATACGCGCATTCGCTTGGCTGATGAAATTATCCAGGACAGGGTGGACACACTCAAGGCCGCCTTTGCCAGGGCTCAGTTTGTTGCTGAAGGAATTGGGGCTGAGGATGCAGAGCGTGCGGGTATCACCACTAAGCGGCTGGACTGGGCACGCAACTGTGGGATTGATAATTTGAACCGTGAGCATGAGCTACTGGAGCAATATGCTGAAACCTATGGGTGGGCATCGCTTCAGGTAACCTGGGATAGGCGATTAAATAAGCGTACCGAGACTGTTACGATGGATGAGCTTTTAATGCTATCTGCTCAGATTCAACAAGTGGAGCCAGACAACCCTGCAGCCGACCTCGCATCTCTGGTGGTTGATTCTACTTCAGAGGAAGCTGCTGCAGAGCTGATTAAGGACCTTTACCCTGGCTTTGTTGCACGCCAATCGCCGGAGATATTCCCACAGGAAGTGACTGCTATGACCAAGGCCCAGGCCCGCAAGGCAGTCAAGCAGTTGCGTGAACAGGGGCAAGCCAGTTTTCCGGTGCCTTATGTTTCAAGGAATAACCCGTCCGTGTCAGCCTTGAAACCTTTTGAGGAATTTTTCTTTCCACCTGAGAGCACTGAAATCCAGAGGGCTCGTGCGGTATTCCGTGTTGATTGGCTTACTGAAGCAGAGATTCGCGGAAAGGTTCGTACTGAGGGCTGGAATCAATCCTGGGTGGATAAGGTTGTTGATGATGCCCAAGGGGCTCACAACCCGTTGATTCCTCTACCAACCTTGCGAGAGGGAAGTAGTGACACGATTTACAACTTGAACGGTTTAGATAAACAGCACCTCCATGAAATCGTGTGGGCTTATACGCGAGGGGTAAAGGACGGTGTTGAGTGCATCTATTGCACGGTATTTTGCCCGCATCTCCAGTCAGCTCACTTTGAGGATGTGGATGATTCATTGTATGGAAAGCATGAGATGCTTAACTATGCTCATGGGGATTACCCGTTTGTAATCAAGGTGCGGGAAGCTACCAGCCGCCGCGTGTGTGATTCGCGGGGAGTACCGGAGCTTGTTACCACCTGGCAGGGTGAAATAAAAAGCCAGAGGGATAGTCTGGTGGACCGCACCAGCTTGAGTATATCTCCGCCCCTCAAGGTTCCTCTGCGGAACATGTCCAAGGCTTACCGTTTGGCCCCTATGCAGCAGGTAGGTGTTACCAGGCCTGATGAGATTGAGTGGATGGAGCCGCCTCCGGGCAACCCGCGTGAGGCGCTGGAGATAATTCAAAGCGTTAAGAATGATTGTGACGAATACTTTGGCCGCACCAGCGAGTTGGTCCCGCCGGCTAAAAGCCAGGTGCGGCAGCAGAATATGGTGGATTCAGACCTGGCATTTTGGGTTGAAGTGTTCAAGCAAGTTGATGCTTTAATGCTTCAATTCCTGGGTGAAGAGAATCTAATGCGTATTAGTGGCGCTCCGGGCGCTGCCGGGGACTTCTCTGAGATACAGAGACAGCATGACTGGAAATTACGATTTGATGTGCGGGAATTGGATACTGAGTTCATGGGTAAAAAGCTGGAATACTTTACTCAGTTTGTATTGAACGCAGATAGAGCCGGTGTTGTGGATATGGCGGCCGTAGTCGAGTTGATGGCTAACATGGTTGACCCAACCATTCGTAGGGCTGTTGTGACGACCCCGCAGGCCGCAAGCCAGAAGCTCTATGAGCGCACCCTTACTGACATCATGGCTATGGCTCAAGGTAATGAGGTGCCTTATGTGGAGCAGGATCCAACAGCTCAAGGCCAGCTTCAGGCTGCCCAGCAGATAATCGCTGCCAACCCGAAATACCAGGAGCAGCTCCAGGCTGATGAGCACTTTGGTGAGTTAATGCAGAAGTGGATGCAGAACAGGCAGCAGTCAGTGAACCAACAGCAAAACAGCATGATAGGCCGCCTGGGAGTTGCTCCCGGCGCTGCTCAAACCTACTAATGACCTCCTCTTTCACGCAGCTCACTGACGACCACCCCGTTTACAAGGAACTTAAGCAGTTAATAGAGGACGGCCGCACTCATGCGTCCCAAGCTCTCTGTAACCCAGGCCTTTCAAGTGATGAGCGTCATTTCTATTCAGGTGTGTTGCATAATGTGACAGAGCTTGACCTCGCTATCGAGGAGCGCAGGATTCTGGAAGAAAGGAATTAGACTTCTTTAGGCTTCTAAAGCCAGCTTTCTGCAATCACCGGGTTGCCACTAACCCGTAGGGTTAGTCTTATCTATTAAAGCCCTACTGTGCGGGCTCTAAATGGCGCTGGTTTAGGCTAACTTGCGGGCCTTAAACGCATGGGAAATATGTCAGAAGATACCAAAGAGGAAGCAGCTCCCTCTACACAAACTGCGGAAATGGAAACGAATCTCTCTGAGATTATTGGAGAAGTAGTTTCCCCCGAGAGTGAAACCCCGGAATTGGCTGCAGAGCCGGAACCGGTGGCGGATACCCCCGAGGAACCTGTTCTTTCTCAAGACGAAGAAGTAGCTCCCGTAGAGGGAGCGGCTAAGGAGGAGAGTGGAGACGGTGACCTGTCGCCCGATGTACAACGTGCAATTGACAAGCGTATTGCAAAAGCTGTTGCCAAGCAAAAGACCGCTGAAGAGCGAGCCAGTGAGGCAGAAGCAAGGCTTGATGAATTATCCGGCCAACTTGAAGAGCTTAAAGATAGGCCTAGTTTGGCTAACGATAAGCAATCTAAGGATAGCCCGGTAACCAAGGCTAAAAGCCTTGAGGAACTTCATCACGAATCGCAACGCGCAGAGCAGTTATTGGACTGGTCCGATGATATGCTAATGAAGTTGAAATCCGACCCTGACGGAGTTTCGGAAGAACTACGAAAACAGAAAGTCGATTTGCGCGACCAGCACGGGGAAGAGGATTACTCATCTGAGCAGATGGATATATTTCTCTCAGGACTCCGAAGAAGCGCTGACCGCACTTTGCGGCGGGATGTGCCGGAGCGTAAAGGCTACCTAGAAGCTAAGGAAGTTTCAGACGCCAGGGCCAAGGAAATATTTCCCTGGATGGAAGATGAGGGCTCCCAGCTTTACAAGGATGCTCAGGATGTGATGAATACACTTCCTGAGATAGAGCGTTTACCACACCACAAGACTGCGGCCGGAGTGTTTGCATTAGGACTTGAACAGTTGCGACAGATAGAGTCGGAACAAAAGTCTAACCGTGCAAAAAGCTCTGAGCCTCCCTCTGTACAGCCCGGAGCCCCGGCGGCAGCGCCGCCAGTGGAACCGAATGCCGCCCCCGATAAGGGTAATGATGCTTTGAAGTCATGGAGTCAAACAGGCAATGAGGGGGATTTTGATAAATTCATAGGAACACTTATTGATTAGGGAGAACTAGAAACATGGCAATGACACTAGAACGCTCGCAAGTTGGTAAAAGGGAATGGTTATCTGACTATATCACCATCACAGATGCCAAGGAAAAACCTTTACTTGCGATGATTAAAAAGGGTGAACGTGTGGTGAACACGCTTCACAGATGGCAAGTCGATGCCTACGAATCGCCGGCAACTGGCGGTATCGTGGACGGAGCCGACATTAGCGATTCGGATTACGAGAACGCTGCAGCAAACCGGAAAGAAGTTTCCGTTTACTGCCAGAAGTCTCGCCGTAGCGCCAAGGTATCGGAAATGGCTGAGGACATCAGTCGTGTGGCCGGCGCGTCTGAGGGTGAGTTTTCTCGCTCTATTCGCAAGAAGCTCGAAGAGCTTGGCCGGGACATTGAGGCTACCTTGTGTAGCGACAATGACACGGTTGCTGACGATGGGTCAGATGCTTATAAGACCCGTGGGCTGGGGCAATGGATTCAGAACGGAGCACAGGCGTTACTGCCTGTTGACGCTGCTTTCCGTACCCCTACTGCCAGCATTGACAGTACCGCAATGGCGTCCTTAACGGAAGGCACATTCAAAAACGTTCTCAAGAGCGTGTTTGAACAGCGCGGCCGTGCCCAGGACCTAACGCTTATTTGCGGCACAGACCTGAAGAAAACCATTACCGGTTTTACTCAGTTCGCCAGCGGCACAAATGAATATGCGTCAATCAAGACGTATAATCAGCAAGCCAAGGATCGGAGCATTATCAGCAATATCACGGTTTATGAGGGTGACTTTAACCGGGTCACTATTCATCCGAGCTTGCTGTTGGCCAGTGGCACATCTAATGCGCCTACTCGTCGCGGATACGTCCTCGACATGGCGATGCTTCAGTTAAACTGGAACAAGCACCCGCAGGTGAATCGCCTTCCTGACCTGGATGGCGGTCCTCGCGCAGTTGTTAAGGCTATTTATGCCTTAACCTGCAAGAACCCTCTGGGACTTGGCAAATTCGCGGCTACCTCGTAAACAACCATACTCAATAGTAGCTGATACAACCCCCGCCTGGGAAACCGGGCGGGGGCCTTACGCGAAGAGACATGCAATTTGAATCACTAGATGAATTACCTCAATCCCTGGCCAACGAGGTGATTAATGAAATTAACCGGGTGCAGGATGAGGCGCTGGTTAAGGCAACCATCGAGCAGGCTGAGGCTGCCAAGGAGCTGGGTGAGCAGCAGGCAGTTGATGAGCTTGGCCGCCAGCGCTTGAACATTCACCCCACAATTTACCATCACTACGGAGACAAGTATGGGTATGAATGTTGGCAGGATAAGGAGTTTATTGAGGATTTTGAGAAAGGATTTCCTGCTGCAAGAGTGAAATGCGGCGGAACAGGGATACAGGTAGGATATACTGGAAGAGCAAAACCGCGTTTCAGGAAGGTCTATAGTGAGGAAAATTGATTACATCGATATTTTGTCTGCAACAGCAGATCTATGCGGTCTTGACCGTGAGAACCTCTCATCATTTGACTTTAAGAAGCTAAGGACATCCCACAGCAATCGCTTGGCTACTGCCTATGAATGGTATGACTGGCCCGAGCTGATGCGAACAGAGAAGCGCTACTTGCGACCTGGCTACAATGCGGTCACGACTTACGCAACAGGTGATGAGGTTTACTATTCTACTTCAGATAAATACTACCAGGCATTGGCTGCGTCTACAGGTAATCTCCCCACGAATGCAACTTACTGGAAGGAGGTTGCCAGGGTAACTGACTTTGACCCATACATATCACTGGACCAGGCTGATGAAACGGCTATTGGTACAGTTTTTGCATTATACAATAAGGACCCAGCTAGGTATGAGACAATTACAGAGTATGACTGGCATCTTAGCAGTAACGGTATTCAGTTAACTGATAATAAAACCTTTGCCTACGTTGAATTCCGGCTGCGGCCGCCAGTGTTCTCCGGTGATACATGGGCAAGCTCTTCCTCTTATTCAGTTGGGGACCAGGTGTATTTTTCGGACAGCGATACAAAGGGTAATTTCTACGATTGCGCTACGGCTACTACAGCCACTCAGTCACCGGCCACATTTGCATCTAAATGGACCAAGGTTGACATACCTTATGTTTTTGGCCGTTACCTGATTCAAGCCGGCCATGCCGACTACCTAACAACAGACCAGCAAGGTGAGCGCAAGGCCCAGGAAGAGCTTTTCGCCACAGAACTACTAACTAACCAAGTCACGCTCGTGTCAGGCCAGCAGGGTCAGTACAGGAGGGTGGCCGTATCCACTAGATAACATGAACGTAAATGTAAAAAGCAATTCAGCAGCGAGTAATGGAGGAACCGTTTACTCGGATACCAGCGCCCACACAGGTAATTGGATTAGAGTTGAGGCTCTTTCGGATAGCGTGTTCACGACAATTACAGGAAATGTAACCGGAATGGGTTCAAGCACCCTGAAGGCAGGGCAATCTCTTCACGGTTCTTTTACTGCAATCACATTAGCCTCTGGCTCAGTGGTTGCCTATAACGCTTAAACAATAAGGGGGGCTAGATGAGTAATGTTAAGATTTCTGAATTAAACTCCGTAGGTGCGGCCCCGGCTGATGATGACATTGTGCCGGTTGTTGATGCATCTACTTCAACAACCAAGAAGGTCACGGTATCTAACCTATTGTCTGGCTTGAGTGGCATTACAACCTCTCAGCTTGATGCCACCTCTGTGGTTACCGAGTCTGATTCGATTTCGAGCAACGACAATGACACCACCTTACCAACTAGCGCAGCGGTAAAGGACTACGTAGACTCCCAAATCGATGTGGAGGATTTGGATGTTCAGGGTGATACAGGTGGAGCCTTGGAGATTGATTTGAATAGCGAAACACTGGTCATTGCTGGTGGTACGGGTATTAGCACTGTTGGTGACACCAATACAATTACAGCTAGTATCGACAACACGGTTGCAACCCTCGCAGGGACTCAAACATTAACCAACAAGACCCTGACTAGCCCAGTGCTAAACACGGGAGTCAGCGGCTCGGCTGTTAAGGATGAGGACGGCATGGATTCGGACTCTGAAACGCATCTTGCGACACAACAATCCATCAAGGCTTACGTCGATGCCCAAATCCTCACCAAAGACAACTTGGACGAGATAGCGGCAGGCACAACGAACAAGCACTTCACGGCTACTGACGAGTCGAAGCTCGATGCAATAGAAGCTAGTGCTACTGCTGACCAAACTGACGCTGAGATTCGGGCTGCGGTTGAGGCGGCTACGAACTCCAATGTGTTCACTGATGCAGACCACAGTAAGCTCGATGCAATAGAAGCCTCTGCCGATGTAACCGACGCCACAACAGTAGCAGCAGCAGGAGCGTTGATGGATTCAGAGGTAACGAATCTGGCAGATGTAAAAGCATTTGATACTGCGGATTACGCTACGGCGGCACAGGGTGCAACCGCTGACAATGCCCTAGCTGCATCTGCTGTCAGCACATTCGGTGGAACTTTAATTGATGACGCTGATGCTGCTGCTGCCCGTACCACCTTGGGTGCTTCAGCTTCAGGACACACTCACAGCTATGCGGCTCAGGGTGCCAACGACGACATCACTAGCCTCACCGGCCTCACCACAGACCTTGCAATAACCCACGGCGGCACAGGTGCGAGTACTGCTCAAGCTGCCATTGACGCACTCAGTGCGGTCAGCGGAGCTACGAATGAGCATGTATTGACCAAGGATACTTCTACTGGGAATGCTATATGGAAAGCGTCAGCGGGTGGCTCAGTCGCTCTTAACGATTTAACGGATGTAAATATTGGAACAGTTGGTAGCTCCGAAGATAATTACGTTTTAAAATATGACCACAGCAGTGAAACATGGGGGGCCGAACCCGATGTAACCGGAAGCGGTAGTGGAAGTCCGGGGGGTTCTGATACTCAGATTCAGTTCAATGATGGTGGTAATTTTGGCGGTTCAGCAGATTTGGTTTGGGACGACTCGAACAATC